CTACAAATAGTACATTCATTCCAACTAATCTAAATAATTACAACAATTTATTATTAACTGGTGCTAATACAACTTACGGATGGGGTTCACCGGGTAGTTGGAATGCATACATGGTAGCACCTGTTACTGCACTACCTTTATTTGCAGTAAGTTTTCCATCATTAACTTTCGGTGGTGGTTTTAATGCGGGATTAGTTTTTGATAGTGCCCATCCAGCTAATCCTGATTTTAGGGTTTATACACGTGCATTAGCACCACAATTCAGCAATGCTACACATGAATTTGTTGTTTCTACTGGTGGTTCACAAAATTCAATTTTGAGATTAATTGGTTCATCACAGGTATCATTTTTTTCAGGTAGATTAAATGTGAACAATGCAGTTGATAATGCATTGTTTGATTTAAATAATAATGGTAATTTTTATACAGGTGGTTTTTCCCCAACAATTTTAACTGTCAATACTGCAACTAACATGGCAAGAACAGTTACAGGATATTACGTAACTGCAACAACAACATTAACATTACCAGTTGCAGCAGGGCTAAACAATGTTTATTGGGTAATTGCTGGTACAGGTGTAACGGTGACCGTACAAAGAAATCCAACTGCTGTTACTGATGATATATGGACACTGGCTGGAACATCAGTTACATCAGTAACAATCAATCCTAATCAACGTGCCATGTTTTATGTTGGTGGTGGTACACGTACATTCTTAATTTTTCAAGCATAATTTATGAAAAAAATTCAACCATTTAATGTATGGGTAAATGGGCAAATTATTGTTGCACGTTACATTTACTTTGTTTTGAATAATGACAATTTGAGAGATATGGCAACATTTTATTGGTGTATGTATAGTCAAGTAGATGCGAATAATTTTGGCAATAAAATAATTGAGGGTAATTTGACAATGACTGGTAATGATTATAATACATTTAGCAGTAGTACAAATGCTAATCAGTATGCAACTGATTGGATAGCACAAAAATTAGGTGTAACGTATATACCATAAATCCCTGTTTTTTCACATTCTAAATAAACAATCATGCAAAACAATTTACCGAATGAAACACAATCACTGGAATTAATTAAACAGGCATTAGATACTGCATCACAAAAAGGTGTTTATCCTAATTTGGAAACAGGATATAGTGTAGCTATTGCCTACAATGTTTTAGATGCTGCAATTAAAAAATTGCTTACAACTAAAACCGAACAAAGTAATACACCTGTAATACCAATGAATGAAAATGGATAATATAACAGAACAACTATCTGAAATTTACAATTCTATCAATATCATGAATGAAAAAATTACACGTATTTTCACTACACTGGCTGGTGATCAGGAATTGATGCCAAAAGGTGTAGTACATAGGATTGATGAACTGGAACAACAGGTAAATGATTTAAAGCAGTATAAAACTAAAATCAATGCAGCAATTATTACAACTGCTGCAATTAGTTCATTTGTAGGTTCAATTATTTCACAATTTATAAAATAAAAATTTATGTTTAAAAACTGGAAAACTTCCTTGTCAGGATTAGGTGCAATTATTACTGGTGTTGCAGTAGTATTAAAAGGTGATGTAGTAGGTGGTGTAACTGCAATTATTACAGGTGTTGGATTATTGACTGCAAAAGATTTTGATGTTACTGGAAAACCATAAGCAATGGATAAAAGGTATATCATCATTGCAGCAGCAATCACATTGTTAATATTAACTGCTAATCCTATGTTTGCAAGTGCCGAAAATTTAATTAAGAAGTGGGAAACAGGTGGAAACATCAACAGGTATTTGGATGCCTATTTAGACCCTGTGGGTATTCCTACAATAGGTTTTGGCAGCATATATAATTACGATGCTAAAAGAAAGGTGCAATTAGGTGATAAAATTGATGTTGATACTGCAATTAGGTGGATGAGAATAGAAATGGGTAGAATTGAGCCAAAAATTAAAGCACTGATTAAAGTTCCTATTAATAACAATCAATTGAATGCATTAATTTCATTTGTGTATAATGTAGGCATTGGTGCATTCAGGGATAGTACATTGTTACGATTGCTAAATCAGGGAAAACCAAAATCGGAAGTAGCAGCACAATTTGACAGATGGATTTTTGGTACTAAAAATGGACAAAGGATTAGATTAGAGGGATTAGTACGTAGGAGAAAGGATGAAAAGGAACTATTCCTGTCTTAAAAGTTGATAGTTTTCATGGGTGTATATGGTTTTAGATTAAAAGGGTCAATTTGACCCTTTTTTAATGCCCTAATTTGCCTGTTTTTCTGCCATTGTAGGGGATTTGGTGATTTTGGTAGGGTATAGTGCCAAAATCAGGTTTTAGGGCAATATTTGACCTTATTTCACGTTTTTTTGGAATTATATCATTTTTAGGTATTTTTACCCATCATTCACATTTAAAATTTTAACCATGATTAAAGCTATTAATCCAGTTCACCAAAGTAAAGTGAACAAGGCAGTTCGGTATCTATTAACCTACAACCGATTAAATGATTTGAGGGATAGTGTTGATGGTGTTGATGAAAAATTATATAAGAAGTATGACAGGCAATGTATAAATGTATTTGAAAAATACATGGATGCACTAAATGAACTACCTAAAAGGGAACAACTAAATATTGAAAAATCAGAAATTTATTAATCTTTTTTTTCATTCACTAAAACAAACACCATGAAAAAACAAAAATCGGTTATTGTTGTTGCCGAAAAAAAACAACGTAGAACTGCATCAGGCAAATTTGCTGCTGCAAAAATTACCCATGTATTACATTGTTCACCTGCCATGACTGGTAAGAGATTAATTACATGGATGGAAAAACGTAAATCATTAACCATTAATCCTGCATCATGACAAAAGATGAAAAAAAAGAACAAAGGGAATTGAAACGGATATTTATTGCCATGATAAAAAAGCATCAACAGGCATTAAAAAATGTATCATTACCCTACAATGAAACTATTTCACAACTATTAAAATCAAAAAAACATGACTAACAAAATGGATAATCCTAAATTGATTGATTTACAAATGCATCAACTTGAAGTAGATGCATTAATCTTTGCACTACAACCAGCAATGGATGAAATTCAAACAAAGGGTAAATCTATCCTGTTTCCAGCACATTTGCAATATGAATTTAGGATGGCACTTTTTTCAGCAGTTCAAAAATTGTGTAATGCAACAATTAGTAATAAACAAAATATTTAACCATGAAAACAAAATTGTTACAAACCATTGATTGTGTAATATTCACAATAAAGGATAATGAAGATGCTGAATTATATGATATAGCAGTTCCATTACCTGATAATATAGTTCCGTTATATCATAAAGAAAAACACAATGTAATTTGTGGATTTATGATGAAATATGAAATGGATAGCAGTAAATTATTCATGACTACAATAAATGCAATAATAGAATTATCATGTAAAATTGTAGTTATAAAAAAGGGATTAATGCTGCAAACATTATCATCACCATCATCAAATTAATTTATTAACAAAGAGGTGCAGTCACAATGGCTGCACCTCTTTTATTTCTAAAAATAATCACAATGCTTAAAAGAAAAAAAAGCAAATGGATACAATTGGAAATTGATTTTACACCATTAAAAAAAATCATCAAACAAAAATCAATAAAGAATGAAAAAAGAAAATTTATCATTAAAGGAAAAAAAACAATTATTAGCAAGGTTAATTGAATTGCATATTTTAACAGGATATAGTATTATTGGGTTTATAGGGAAACCACTATCCTATTTTGATTTTGACAAAGTAAATTATCAAATAAAATTAATGGAAAATGAATATGAAAAGATGTAAAAACCAAAAAATGAAACTGGCACAATTAAGTGATTACACAAAAGCACACAATTGCACTGATGTATTTGATTGTAACATTGGTATAGCAGAACTGCAAAGATATATCAATGAAAACTATCCTAATGTTTCAGCATTAGCATACATACGATTAACTAAATTAACTGATAAACTAAATAAATTAAAGAAACATGACTAACACAAAACAATACTGGAATTTAGTTCAGCTATACATAGCAGCAATGTTATCTAATCCTGAATATGCAAATTGTCATACCGATACAATAATAAGATTAGCGAAAGAAACTGCAACAAAAGTATTAGAAGATGAAAAATCAAATGGTGTTGTATAATGGCAATTATTATCAATCACTGGCAATTAAAAAGGTTACCAGTGGTTTTTTACATTTAATAATCTATAAAAACAAAAAAAAATGGATACTAATAAAACTGAAAAACACATGGAACGAATTTTTGGCAAGGTAGCATTAAAGCAAATTGAAGTGGATGTTTTACAATTGATGGCAAATGAATACAATAGTAAAGCAATAGCACATAAATTAAATGTTAGTGTAAGGGTTGTTACTGGTGTACGTGAAAGGTTATTCAAAAAAACTAACACGATTAATGGCATTGGTTTAACAATTTGGGGAATAAAAAATAATGTTATCAAAATATGAATATAATAACTAACACAACGGATTTACTCAATTCAAGGAAGTATAAACCTGACTATATACCGCCACCACAAACGGAAGTATTAAACATTAATGGTTCACTGGTAGGAACATTAGGCAATTTTGTTATTGTTACAGGTGGTGTTAAAGTAGGTAAATCATCCATTATTGCTGGTTTAATTGCATCATCTTTTCAAGCATTTGATGTTTATAAGATGAAAATATCATTACCTGTAAATAGACGAAGTATTGCATATTTTGATACTGAAATGGCTGAATTTGATTTTTATAGACAAATGAATAAAATTAAATCAATGGCAGATAGAAATAATTTGCCTGATTATTTTCATGCATATAATTGCAGGGAAGATGCACCACATGAAATAATAAAAATCATTGATACCCATTTACAGGAAATTGATACATCAGTGATAATAATTGATGGATTGTTAGATTTATTAAATGATTTTAATGATGCAGTTGAAAGTAAAAGATTAATAACCATTTTAAAAAAATGGACTAAAAAATATAATTTATTAATCATTGCAGTATTGCACATTGGTAAAACATCAGGTAGTAACACATTGGGTCATATTGGTAGTGCCTGTGACAGGTATTGTCAATCAACTATTGAAGTAGTAAAGCAAAAGGAAAATAATATGTTTTCAATTGAGGCAAAATTTTTAAGAAGTGATAAAAATTTTGACCCTATAATATTAATGAATGATAAAGGAAAATTTTATTTAACCGATACTGATATAGTTGATGATGATGAAAAAATTGCTAATAAGATTTTAAAAGCTACTAATGATTACGATGAAACAATACAAAACATGATTGAGATGTTAGGATGCACAAAAGCAACTGCAAAGAAAAAATTTAAATCATGGATTGATAAAAAGATAATCCAAAAAAAGGATGGAACGTATATCAGGTATAATCCATTCAACCGATAAAAAAAGTGGATGCAGTTTTGCATCCACTATTAACTAACAAAACGGAAATAATATCCTGTTTTTTTCAAAACAAAAATAATGAAAAAATACAAAACTGCAATAGCACATTTCCCATCCAGCGAAAAAAAATTTATTAAGTACAGGAACATCAAAAACACTGCATCACTGGAAAAATATTTGATAGGCAAAATGGCAAGGCACGTAAATTATTACGATGCAGAAACAAAACAATATCTATATCAAGTAGTATTTGAAAGTGAAAAAAACAGGTAAAAAATGATGTGTTAATGGCTATCCTATTTTTTTTAAAATTGCACTACGTGACAATTTTAAAAAAATAAAATGGAATAGTATAGCATCCATTACGGGTATTTTTCCCATACGGGATTAATACCCTTTTTTATGCTTGTTTCACAGGTAATTTTGTATAATGAATTTGAAAACAATAGGTATATTGACTGGATTATTCTTTATTGGGTCATGGATTTACAATAAATTCATACTGGCTGAAAGAACATCTATATCACCTTATCAAATTTCAGTTGATGCAGGTTGGATGCAAACAAAGGTTAGAATAGAATTATTGATAAAAAACAATTCTAATGCAACTGCAACCATAAATAAGTTAGCTGGACAAATTATTGATGATGATTTAAATGTATTAGCATCATTTAAATCTAATTATTCAACTAAAATTGAAAGGAATAAATCTACATTGTTAGTTGTATTCGGTGAAACATCAACTATTAATTTATTGCAATTACCTAATTACAAAAATTTCATTGTAAAAGGTATAGCATCAATTGATGGATTTTACATACCATTCAAATTTGCAGTAAAAGATTTTGTTAATGCGTGAACAATTGATTGATATATTAGGTGGTGTTAAAAATCATCATGTTGTTTTGAAAAAACATCAGGGTACTGATGATATTATTGATGGTATTTTGAAAACACATAATCAATATAAAAGTGATTATGATAAAATCTACAAATATTTTTATACAGGTGATATAAAATCAACTTGTAAAAAAATATGGGATTTTTTAAAATCTAATGTAAAGTATAAAATTGAAAGTGAAAGATTGCAAACATTGAGGTCACCAGCAACAATTTTATCATACCCTGCTGATTGTAAATCCTATGCATTATTTATAAATGGATGTATAGATGCAATTAACAGGAATGAAAATACTAACTGGAAATTTAAATATCGTTTTGCTGGTTATAATCCTATTGCAAATTATATAGAACATACTTTTGCAGTAGTAAAAAAAAACAATTCCAGTGATGAAATTTGGATTGACCCTGTATTAGATAGTTTTAATGAAAAGAAACAACCAACATATTTTATTGACAAAAAAACAAACAACATGGCATTAGTAGGAATTGCAGGTATAAATGATGATGAAAAAATTGGCAGTATTGATGGTATTGGAAAATTCAATCCACCATCTTTTTTAACTGGAAAACCATTATCATTAACACCTAATCCTGATTTGAAAAAAACACAAACAGGAACAAATAAAGCATTATCAACAATTAGTGATTTAGCGAATATAATTCCAGGTTGGGGAACTGCTATATCACAAGTTTTAAAAATATTCAATGTTAAATCAGTTCCTAATCCGAATGATTGGCAAGGTTGGGCAAAATTAGATAGCAAAGGTGGTTTTATGTTAGGTACTAATGCTGCAACATGGGTATTACAGGATGGTGATAGCACTCAAAATGAAGCATGGAATTTAATGAAATGGGTAGAACAATATGGTGTTGATACTATTGTAAATAACAATGAGCATATTAAACAAAGATTTGGTAAATATATTACTGCACAGGATTTGATAAATAAAATTCGTAGGGGTGGTTATATTCAGGAGGCACAAGCATTAGAAGATAGTTTAAAACCATCACCTATTGCCAGTATGACTGCTGGTAGTAATTTATGGGTAACATTAGCACTGGTAGGTGCAGGTGTATATGCAGTAACTAAAATGAGAAAATAAGCATGACAAAACAACAAACACAATTCAGTAAGGCAGTTGCATTAGCAAAACAATTGCAAAAGAAACAACCATCATTAAAATATACTGATGCAGTTAAAAAAGCATTTGCACAACTAAAAAGAAAAAAGGTTGGTGCTGCTAAATCTTCATCACATAAGGATACAAAATCACATAACGTAAATATCAGGGTAGTTAGTGGTACATCTAATTTGACTGCAAAAAGTTTTACACGTATCAATAATGATGTTAATGGCAATCCACGTTATGTTTTTCACTGGACTGCAATTGCAGATAGTTATGGTCAAGCATTAGCATTAGCAAAGAAATTTGGTGGTAGAAAATTTCATAACAAACAATATGGTGGTGGTATTGCAATACAATCATATAATATTGATGAAAGTGCAAAAAGGATAAATGAAATAGTTAATAAAAAAGTAGGTGCAGTAAAAATTATCCAAAAAGGTGAAAACAAAAATTCAAAAGTTACTAAAACTTTGATGCAGGTTAGAACAAAAAAGGGAACATTTAAAGGATATAAAAGGGTATCAGGTATTGGTTATTCATTAAATAAAAGAGGGCAATTAATATGATAGTAAGAAATTTACGAAGTAGTAAAGGGAATAAAGTTCCTAATCAATTTGTGATTGCAACTGAAAATAAAATTTTCTTTCAATCTTACAATTTCATTATTGCAATGGTGCAAGGTGGTGTAATTTATTTAGACCCTGTTTATTACAATTATTCAAAAACAACATCAAAATATTTGTATATGTTTTTGAACATGACTAAAAAGGAAATGCAGGATAAATTAAAATCAGGTGAAATTCAATTCAAAAATCTCAATTAAAATTTTTCATTAATAAATCAAAAAAAAATGGCTAAAAGAAAAAAAGCAAAAAAATCCTATCGGAAATCACGTAGGGTAGGTGCAGTTTCATCAGGATTGATGGAAGTAGCACAATTAGTTTTAGGTGGTGTTGCATCACAATTTGCAGGTGGATTAGTAGAAAAACTACCATTTGTAAAAGACCAGTCCGAAAAAGTAAAAGGTCTTATCAAAGGTGCATTACCTGTTGCATTGGGTATGGCATTGCCTAAAATGGTAAAAGGTACACAATCAATCGGCAAGGGAATGATTGTAGGTGGTGGTATATCATTAGTACGTAGTACTGGTTTAATCAGTGGTATTGGTGCTATTGATTTTTATGCAAATAAACCAACACCTAAAATAGCTGGTTATGGAACTGGCACTGCTGGTAATTATATTGCAGGTTATATGCCATCAGCAGGTAATTACATTGCTGGATTGAATGTAGTAGGTGCAGTATTGGAAGATACTGGATGTTAATTTTAATCAATTAAAAAAAAAATAGTAAGATATGCAACAAAGTAACATGGCTTTAAGATTGGTATTTGAGAATGCCAAAACATTAGTTAGACAATTGGATTATAATGTAGATAGTGCAGTTGTAACACAATCTTTTTTGAGAAGTGAAGTATTATTGAATACAACACAAACTGCATTCAATATTCCTATTACAATTAATGATACACGTGCTGGCACACCAACCGTTCGTGAACAAAGATTAAATTTACAGGATTTGTTTGTGGTTAGTAGCATTAGTATTTTTCAAACAGTTGGTGCATCAAACGTATCTAATACACCCATTGTAACTTACAATGATTTGCGTACATTAACTGCAACAACATCCGCAACTGATATTTTATCAGTTTATAATGGTAGAATGAGTATTGTTGCAAACAATCAACAAATTTTACCAGCATGGGATATTCAAAAGCATTATTATGCACCACAACAACAGGCAGGTATATTACCTTTTACAGGTGCAACCATATTGCCAGTAAACCAGTTGGATGCAAGTAAAGATTTTTCTTTTCCAGTTGAGCCGAACATTGTATTGAATGGTGCAGCTAACTATCAATGTCAGTTGCAGATACCAGTAGCACTGGCAGCCGTTACTGCTAACACATATTTTTGTGTAAGATGGAATGGATTGCTGCTGCAAAACTGCACATCAGTTAAGTAAGCATAGCAATTGTGTAAAAGGTTTTTTTTGCAGGGGTTTTCACCTTATGACTACCATATCTAAAAATCCCTGTTTTTTTCACATTCAAAAATCAATTAATGGAAAATTTACTTACACGATTTGAGGCAGTTGAAGTTCCTGTACCTGCTGGTAGTGGATTAACACGTTTCTTTTTTCCTGATTTACCAAACTTGCGAAATGCACGTATCAGGAGAATTGATTGTTACACTGCTGGTAGTATTGCTGCAACACCATTAACAGGAAGTACACCTGTTACAACTGCTGATTTGCGAAAAAGTACAATTACTTTATATGTTGGTGACCTGCAATTGGTATATAATATGCCATTGCTTACATTCAACAATTCAGTTAATAGTAGTGCTGACCCATATATCAACATACCGATTAATGTAAATGGTTTAACAATATCATGGACAAAATCCTATATTAATTTGCCATCTGCATTAGCTACATCAGGTGTAGCATATTCATTCGGTGTATTTTATGATTTTGGCGAAGGAACAATATAATCTATATGGCATTAGATACTGAAATCTTTTCAATAGAAGATTTAATGGAATTTTATAGTGATACACCTGAAAATGTGTATCACTATAAAATATTTTGCACTGACCCTGCAAAAGAAATTTGTTTTGGTGTTGGTAGTAGTGATGATGAATTACTAAAAGATTTGAAAAGGATTGCACGTAACACCCAAAACAGAAACAAATATTTTTTGGTTTTATATACCGATGATAGTTTTAAAAAAGCATCAATATATAAATCAGTTTCATTCCAGCTAAACAAAAAAGAAAAATATATTGCAGGATTGCAGGATGATATTAATGAGCTGAGAAATGAAAGCAATGATGATGATGATGATGATGATGAAAAGGAAAGTGGTATTATTGGTTATATAAAACAAATGTTTCCGCCACAAGTTATGCAGCAATTAATTTTACAAATGGTATCAAATTTTACACAATCAAAAAACAATCAAGCTATGCAGCAATCACAAGCAATTGGCAGCATAAATGAAAATGATGGAAGTGAAGCAGTAATGATTTTACAAAATCTAATCAACAAAGGTGTTACAATTGACCATTTAAGGAAACTGGATGCAATTGATGTAAATAAATTACATACACTATTAATGATGTTATAATGCCTACAATAGCTATTGATAAATTGATTAATACCGATGTGTATGCAAAGGGTAATGTAGATTTGTTAGATTACAGATTTAGGAAAGTACGTACATTAAAAAGTGGTGCATATATAGGTAAAATGTATTCGTGGTTACGTGATAGTAACACTGGTAAAATTTATATGATGTTTTATTTAACACCATTTGATTTTGCTGCTGCTAATCCATCTTATGTTGAATATAGTCAATCAAAAATTGATGTTCCGAAAGCAGGTGATATTAAGAAGATTGAAGATGAAAAAAAGGAACAACTTAAAAAAGAACAATTAGGTGCATTTGATTATTACGTGCAAAAATATGTTCCATACATCATAGGTGCAGTTGCAGTATCAATGTTATTGCCATCAATCACAAAAGCAATTAATCAAAAATGAAAAAAGGTTATTTTATAGTAGGTTCACTGGCATTGATTTATTTTTTATCAAAAAATAAAAGTAAGAAAAAGCTTTATCGTACATCAGTATTGATTGGACAATTAAATTCACCTGCTGGAAGTAAACAGGTATATAGTAAGGTAGGAACAAAGGTTTATGATTTAAACAATAAAAACATATTTACCTATGATTTTGCAGGTGCAGGTATGACAATTATTGGCGAAAAAAATGATAGGTATATGATTGTTTTCGGTGATGATTTTCAGTTGGGTCAATCAGGGTATGTATTTAAAAATTCAGTAATTATATGAAATCAGGAAAATTGATAGTTGGTATAGCAGTTGCAGTAGGATTATATTATCTACTAAAAAAAGCAAAAAAGTTGAATGCAGTATTACCAGCACCAGTTAATACAACTAATGCAATTAATCAATCAATGGCATCACCTGTTGATGAGATTATTGTAACACCCATGCAACAGGTAAGTGATTTGGCAAAGGAAATTAATTCATGCAATGTAAATCGTATTAATGTACGATATATGGCAGGTAAAACACATTACATTTAATATGGAAACAGAAGTTAGAATTAAGGCATTAGAATATGAGGTGCAATTTTATGGTGTTGATGTACCAAAATACATTGATACCAATTGCAATCAATTAACATTCCTGAATTTAGGAACTGCAACTGCATTGATAGAAAATGTACCATTGGTACAAAATCAATCATTGGTTATTGGTGGTAATGCAGGTGAAATTACTAATCAAAGATTTTTTATAAATTTTGTTACAGGTGTTGGATTAACACAAAATGTAGTTGTTATCCTTAAAAGGTATCGTAATTTATGAGTGAAATAAGGTACAACAATCAGGTACTAAATCAAAAAGGTACACCATCTTTTTTTCAAGATGTATTTGCTAATAGACCTGTTGCAGGTGTAACAGGTAGAATTTTTATATCTACTGATACATTTGTAATACAAAGGGATACTGGAACATCATGGGTAGATATTGGTGGTGTATTTTCAGGTAGTGGTACTGCTGGTCAAGTTGCATTTTTTGATACTACATCATCAGTTGCAGGTGATAATGGATTGTTTTGGAATAATTCCAGTAAAAGATTAGGTATTGGAACAACTACACCATCAGGTAAATTAGATATTCATGCTATTGATAACAATATAGTTTTAAATGCCACAATTAATGCATTACCATTTGCACAAAACGTACAAAAAATTCAATATTTAGGTGTTGATAAATTTCAGTGGTATTACGATGATAAAAATATTTGGGATAATACAACTGGATTGCCAAAAATATTTTTACGAAATGCAGCAGGTCAAGTTTTTATACAAACTACTAATGCTACAAATAGTACATTCATTCCAACTAATCTAAATAATTACAACAATTTATTATTAACTGGTGCTAATACAACTTACGGATGGGGTT